ATCGGTAAATAGCGGAGTTGAATTACAGACTGTTGCTAATGCTATTGCTAAGGCTCAGGATGGAAACACTACATCTCTTGCAAGACTAGGCATTGGCTTATCAGCCGCCGAAGTTAAGGGTAAATCATTTTCTGAAATCCTTGCACGAATAAATGAGATTTATCCAGACTTGGGAGCAAATGCGGATACTCTGGCATTCAAGATGGAGCAAATGCGAATCGGCTTTGATGAAGCAAAAGAGACTATCGGTTTTGCATTACTTCCTATTATGGAAGGTCTAATCAACTTTATTAATACCCAAGCCCTACCAGCATTTAACGCATTTATTGCTGGATTAACAGGCAACGATGGTGCAGTCGAAGGCTTAGACGAAACTGGAGTAGCCGCATTTAATCTTGGAAAAACTATCGGATCACTTGCTAGAAGCATTGGGCAATTAGCGGCAGTCTTATCTGCGGATGGAAAATCAAGCCTAGATGGATTCGTTACGGCTTTAAATTTTGTGGCTCAAACTGCAAATGTTGTAGTAACTATTATTAAAGAATTAATTAGTTTTATCGTTGAGATGGCTAATCAGGTTATCGGATTCCTTAACCTATTCGGCGCTGGTATTCAAAAGATTAAGAGCATTCAGGGAACTGCGTTCGCTGCTGCTTATGGCACACAAAGTTTTGCAACAGGCGGAGCGCCTAGCGCAATTAGTGGCGGCGGTTCTTTTGGTCTTAGTTCATCTGCAACTGCTGGCATTCTTGGAATGGGCGGCGCAGGCGGTGGCGTCGCAGGCGGTGGCGGCGTTGCGGTTGGAAGTTCTAGATCTAGCCAAGTAAATGCTTTAAATAAACTTCAAGCCGATGCTAATCAACTTCAAGATTTAGTAGATCAATTAATGGGAGTTCAAAAGGTTGATCCTTATGGTTATGGCACGTTCAGAATGGGCGAAGCAAAATCTTTACAGCAATATAACATCACAGTAAATGGGGCTATCGATTCAGAATCTACTGCTCGCCAGATAGTCGAAATTCTTAACGATTCAAGCGCTCGTGGAACATTGGGCGCAGGTGCGTTTGATCGATGAGCAATTGGACTCCAGATTGGGCATTATCTATTGATGGCGGTTCTTACGAAAGTGTAACGCTGGCAAATCTCACAATTACTGCTGGGCGAACAGATATCTACCAGCAACCAGTAGCAGGTTACTGCACAGTAGAAATTATTAACACAGACCAGAGCGCAGTAGCAATCGAAATTAATGATTCTTTTGCATTACAGGTTAAAGACTCTACTGGAACCCTAAAGCCTGTATTCGGCGGATATGTTACAGATATAACCCAGAGCGTGCGCACAGCAGGGTCTAACGCTTTAATTCAGAGTTTTAAAGTTACAGCGTTAGGCGCTCTCTCTAAATTGCCCAAAATCCTAACCACAGGCGTATTAACTAAAGATTTTGATGGCGATCAGATTTATTCAATTCTAAGCGGAATCCTGTTCAATCAATGGAGCGAAGTTCCAGCCGCATTAACATGGGCAACATATAACGCTACGGAAACTTGGGCTAATGCCCAGAATTCTGGACTCGGTGAAATAGATCAGCCAGGCGATTACGAACTAACTTCTAGAGCATCTAACGTTACAGACGTTTATTCATTGGTCGCGGCGCTGGCAACATCTGGCGCTGGATACTTATACGAAGATGCGCAAGGTCGAATCTCTTATGCTGATAGTACGCATCGCGGCGAATACCTAGCCACAAACGGCTACACAGAATTAAATGGAAATCATGCATTGGCTTCAGGCGTTTCTACATCTCGGCGCATTGGAGACATTCGAAATAAAGTCACAATTACCTATAAGAATAATGCTCAACACACAGCAGAAGATTTAACAAGCCAAGCGCTTTATGGAGTTCAAGCCCAAAACATCATTACAAGCATTGAGCATGGATATGCGGCAACTGCTCAGGCTAACTTCTATTTAGCCTTGCGAGCCTATCCCCAGAGCCTATTCAAATCGATTACTTTTGAATTAACTAACCCAGAAATTGATAACGCTGATCGCGACACTCTTTTGGGAGTCTTTATGGGTCTTCCGATTGATATCGAAAATCTGCCTGCAAATATGACTGGCGGAAGGTTTCAAGGTTTCGTAGAAGGCTGGACTTTTAACGCTGGGTTTAACAAACTGCAACTAACTTTAAACGTCTCACCTATTGCATTTAGTCTGCAAGCGTTTAAATGGACAAATGTTCCAGCAGGTGAAACATGGAATACAATTAACCCATTATTAGACTGGACTAACGCTACAATAGTAGCCTAAAAAGGAGAAGGAATGCCAACAACAACTAACTACGGCTGGACTACACCAGCCGATACCGATCTGGTAAAGGATGGCGCTGCGGCAATCCGTACTCTTGGATCATCTATCGATACATCGGTTAAATCACTCAACGCAGGAACTACTGCTGGGGATTTAGATTATTACACATCAGCAACTACTAAAGCCCGAATAGGTATTGGAACTAACGGACAGGTTTTAAAATCTAATGGTTCAGTACCATCATGGGGCGATGCTCCAACTGGCGGAATGACTTTAATTAGCACAACCACTCTTAGCGGCGCAACAGTAACTCTTTCATCAATTCCCCAAACTTATGTAGATTTAGTTCTATATTTTTGGAACGCAACAAATGCAACCGCAAATGGCAGAATTACAATTAGACCAAATGGAGCGACCGGTTCGCGCTGGTCAGGAGTTGATAACGCGACTGCGTTTTATTCATCAAGTTCAATTCAAACAAATGCAAATAATGATAGAACAAACGATGGAAATACATTTGTGGTCAAATTTTTTGATTATAATCACACATCAGTTTATGGCATGCCATTTCAAATGGCTGGGTATTATTATGATGGGTCAGTTGGTCGTGGATTGATTTATGGCGGCACAACTGGAACTGCCAGCGCAATTACTTCAATCGATATTTTGAATACTGGCGGAAACTGGTCTGCTGGAACAGTAAAACTTTATGGAGTCAAATAATGGCTAAAACAACAACTCGTCCAAGCGTTAGAATTCACAATGTTGAAACAGATGAAGTAATTGATCGCGAAATGAATGACGATGAATTTGCTCAATATGAAACAGACAAAGCAATTCAAGCGGCAGCAGATGCAGCAAAAGCAAAAGCCGAAGCAGATAAAGTTGCCCTATTGACTCGACTCGGTTTAACCGAAGATGAACTAAAAACTATTCTCGGATAATGAAACCAAGACTAGTTAAGGCTGCCGAAACTCTCAGAGATCAGGTAAATGCTAACTATCCAGACAGAGATAAAACTTCCGATGGATGGGTGGCAGATGCTCGGCATCTCGCTAGAGGTAACTCGGATCACATACCAGACAATGAATCTTGGGTATGCGCCATTGATCTCGACAGAGATTTATATGGAAAGCCAAAACCAGACGTCATGGCTGATCTTGCAGATCAACTTCGTATCGCTGCGCGAAATGGAGATCATAGGATTAAATACATCATATTCGATGGGCGCATATGTTCCAGAATCCTTAACTGGAAGTGGCGTTCGTACAAGGGGAGCAATGCGCACAAAGCGCACATGCATGTTTCTTTCAATAAAAAACAGAGTAAAGCAAATGGCTCACTCTTTAACATCCCTATGTTAGGCGGAAACAAATGAATATGAAGAATCCACTAATCCTTACTGCTGGCGCATTCCTATCAGCATGGGCAGCATCTAACTTCGATGTAGATTATCGCGCCATTCTATGGGCGATTCTTGCTGGCGTATTCGGTTACGCAACTCCTAAGAAGTGAGCGCTACGGAATGGGGTCAAATAATCGCAGCAGCGACAGCGACTCTAACTGGTTTATTTATTGGGTTGAAGTGGTTGGTACGCGGTTGGTTAAACGAGTTACGTCCCAATGGCGGAAGTAGTATTAAAGATCAAGTAAATCGTTTGGAGACACGCGTAGATAAAATCTACGATTTATTGATGGATAAGTCATAATAATTCCAAGCAAGGGAGATTAATGACTACGCTAGCAGCA